TGTGTCTGATCCTGCCGTTGCAGCTGAAAGTGTTAAAGTTGTGCCTGCCGCTGTGTATGCTTTTCCTGCACCTGGTTCTTGAATTACGTTATTGATAACTAAACGTATGTCTAGTTCATTGGCTACAGCACGGTCTAATGTATACGTTGCAGTTGCACTTGTTGTAAAGTATTGGACATTAAATGCCGCATATTTTTCTGCTGGTATGTTACCTACATATGGCATTTAAATTCCTAACTTATCGCATCTACTGCCGAGACCCAAACGTCTGCAGAAGAAGCTGTATCTGATTTTACTAAAATGGCGTCTCCACTTTGCATATTAAATTTTGCTCCTCCAGCTAAAACTTGTAAAGCACCTCCTGAAGGAATAGGAGCATTCTTAACTAAATAAATAGTTTCTGATCCTCCAGTTCCACCCGTCATATAACAATCTACTAAAATAGTACTACCTAAAATATTTGAAATTGAAATTCCTACAAGTGCATCATTTGAATTAGATGTATGAACTGTTGCTGGTGAGCTGGTTTTGAATATCGTCTAAAATCTTGAGCCATATATTATCCTTATACTATAAAGCAATCGCCATGGCTATTGCAAAACCATTTGTTGCTCCTGCTGTCCCTGACGAAGCAGCTGTTAATCTTCCTTTTGAATCTACTGTTAAATTTGTATTAGTGTATGAAGCTGGAGTTACTGCTGTATTTGAAAGAGTAATAGCTCCTGAACTTGCTAATGTCGCATCTCCTGATAAAGCTGTAGGACTATAATCTGTTCCATCAGCTACTAATAAATGTCCTGATGTATTCGTGTTCATGACTATATCGCCATTAAAACGATTACTTACGGTATTAGCAAAATTACCCATGTAAGCATGAGCTGAACATTGGTAATATAAAATGTTAGGTGTGTTAGCATCTACTAGTATTTGTGTGTATGCGTTTGCACTACCGGGTGTTCCTGATGTAGTTACTCCTGTTGTGTAAGCTGTACTTTTATCTGCTTCTAAATAAAATTTAAATGGATGTCCTGAGTTACTAGAATGTGATTGATCAAATTTATAATAATATTTATTTCCTGAATCTGCTCCTGAAAATCTTAAAGCAGGGGATTCTAATCCATTAAGTAAATATCCATTACTTGAACCACTTCCATAATAAGCATGACCTGTAGTTTTAGTTGCAACTCTTACATTAATTAATACGGGACTACTTGAAGATCCATATTCTGCTGCAAAAGGTACTCCTATTTTAGAAGCTGGTAATGTGCAAAATACATCTTTTGTACCTGAAGCAAAATCAACTACTGCATCACTATTAGAACTTGAAATAATCTGTGTTCTAGCTAAAGTAGTTGAACCAGCATTTAAAGTACCTACTCCAACTTCCCACTCATTTTGAGTTTGATGAGCAATAGAATAATAAGTAGTATTATTTCCACCTATTCCTGCACTAAAAGCTTCAAAACCAGTAACTGCTCCACCTAATGTAATTGTTCCAGTACCACTAGTAGTGGTAATTTCTTTTACTCTATCATTTATAATAAATGGCATTTATTGTATTCTAATTAATCCATCAGTTGCATTTGGTGTTGGTATTTGAACTTCAAATGTTCCATTAGAAGATGATTTTACTGAATTGAAATCCAATACACATACTGCTGCATTAGCTAGTGAGTTATTATAAATAACTGCTGCTTGTGCAGAAATAGTTGCGCTGGTAAATGTTACATTATCGCAATCAAAAATTGCAGTATTACCTACAACAGAAATTCCTACGTTAGTTAAAGTTTTACCTCCAGCGGTGTAAGTTCCTGAATTAGGTACTTCATTAGTAGCACTGTATGCTGTAGTCGTTTGTGATAGTGTTGCACTTGATGTATATAACGCCATTTTAAGAGTATTTGCTTCTAAATTAGAAGCAGTATTCATTAAATCAGCTTTAAATACAGTGCATATTGCTTGATTTATTGCCATAGTATTTAGCCCTCCTTTATTGGCCGCCTGTTAATGTATCCGTGCCAGCAGGACTAGCAGGGAATTTATAATCAGTTCTTCTTCGTCTCCTAGCCTCATTATTAAGGGTAGCGACTGACTCCGTAACTTTAGATTTATATATACTATAATCCTCTAAACTTTTAGTAAAAACTGCTGCTTCTGATAAACAAGCATACAATAACAAATCTGATACATTATCAGTTAAATAATTAGTAGGATTGTTAGCAGATAAATCAGCAATATTTTGTACATATTCCATATATACAGTGTAATTTGAAACGGGAGTAGGTGCTATTAAAACATTTCCATCATTATAATTAGCGAAATATCTTGGGTCTCCAGTAAGAGATGGATTAGGCCAATATTCTCTTATAAATTCATCTGTTTGAATTTGCATCATAATTCTTTCACTACTAGCATTCGTGTACTGTAAACTTTTAACTATTAAAGTATTAGCTGGAGTAGTCAAAAATTGAGTGCCTGTATTAAACGTGCTAAATGCATGAAACGTTAATTGCTCTGGATCAATTAATCTTACTAATTCTTGTTGAGCATTAGTAATAAAAGTATCTAATTGTGAAGTAAAATCAGACCCTGTATTTTGAGCCCAAGTTTGAATATTACTTTTTAATGTTGTATAATTAGTTGCCATTGTCCTCTATCTTATCTTGTTCTGCAAATTTATGCGAGACATTTCCTTTAAAAGAATATGTTCCATAATGTGTTAATGAACTCGCTACATCTGCATATATTTTTCCTCCTATTTTTTGCCATAAACGACAAAAAGCATAATCTTCACTTAAATATCTATTACTTAATGGATCAATCATAGTATCAAAAAAAGCATAACAATTATCACTTGCATATAATTTTCCGTTTAACATCTGATCTGATGTATATTTCAATTCAGGATATGCTTCTATCATTTTTAATATCGCTTCTCTTTTTATCATCATAAAACCAGTAGCTGCATCTAAAACTTCTACAAATCCACCTTGATACATAGGTATGTTATGTGGGTCTTTAAAATTTAAATTATAACCTAATAGTTTTTGTTCTAAATTTTCTAAATCATTTGGAGCAGATTTAACATACTTTTCTACATGTTGCCACTCTAAACCTTTTCTTGGATATATAGCAGCTACTACTTCTTCATCTACAGATAACATTCTAGTAATAGTTTCGGCTTGCCAAGCTATATCAGCATCGATAAATAATAAATGAGTTAGATTTTCTTGATTTAAAAATTGAGAAACTATGGTATTTCTAGCTCTAGTTATTAAGCTTTCATTTCCCATTGAATTTAAATGAAGTTTATATCCTTCTTTTTCAGCTTCTTTTTGAGTTCTTAAAAAAGAGTGCATATAAGCTTCGTGTAATAAACCACCATAACATGGTGTTCCTATCATTACTACTGCTTTTTTAAAATCATATACTTCGTCAGCTAATGACAACTGTGACGTTTCCGATGTTTGCATTTATTGATTCTCCTGTAGACATTGGGAATGAGATACCTGTAGCACCAAATGTGCCCGGGAAAACATTCGTTATTTGATTAGGTACTCCTGTGGGATCAGGAATTGGACCTGTAAACATATTTACTGGTGGTCGAGGATTTTTTAAAGCTGTCGCATCAGTATATACAATTGGATCAAGTTGAGGTTGTTTTTCTTCCCACTCTGACGTATGAACTAACGCCCCTGTCCATTCCTTAACCATTTCATTGTAAGGAAATTGTAAACCGCTTCTGTCAGATATAGCTTTTGCATATCTACCACTAGCAAATTTTTGTGTTGGAGCTTTACCTCCTTTTTTAGTAGAAGTTGACGCCATAATTTGGAACTATATTTACTGATGCATTTAAATCTGAATCTCTAGCTCTTTTAAAACATTCTTCATACATTTGTTTTAACATTAATGTTCTATTAGGGTCAACTCCGGGACGTTTTAAACTCATATAATAAGCTAGTCCCGCAGTCATAGCTTCATAAAATCTTGATGGTACTTCAAATGTTTGTTCAGTTCCATTCACTGTAGAAGCTGTAACATCATCTATTTTTTTTAATCTCCAATAAGTAATAACATCAGTATTATTTTCAGGAGCTGGATAAACATATAAAATTGGATCAATATCTTTTTGTAAATAATATTGACTAGGTCTACCTTGCTCTGTTTTATTAGGGTAAACGTTATAATCTGTAAGAGAAATTTCATTCATTCCAAAATCTGTGGAATCTCGTGTGATATAGACGTCAACTAGCCCAATAGTGCTTGATCCTAACGAGTATGTAACGTCACCAGTAACCATTGTTACAGTTTGTTTATCTAATGTCCATTGATTAAGACCTCTGTTAGCCCAATCACTAAACATTAAATTTAAACTTCTTCGAGCTGACTTTACATCATACCCTAAAATTGGTGAACCACCAATTCTATCTAAAGCTTCAACAATACAATCATTAACTGATAAGCTAAATGCAGTTGTTCCTGAAATAGCCATTTTAGCCGTAAATAATTGATGCTGCGTTACAGTTAGTTAAATCTGCAAATATTCCCGTTTTAAATAATATACCATCGTCAGATATATATTCTTGATACATATCTCCCGCTGCTGCTCCCCAAATTATATGATATACTAAAGTACCCGATGCACTTGTTCCGTCATATAATTTTATTTGAGCAGTTGCTGCAGAATCACATCTTCCAGTTACACCTTTTAAACGTGATCTGCCAATAAATGTTCCTGCTCCAGCGTGGTTATTTTGAAAACGTCCATCTGCAACTAAAGTTGCTTGTTTAACGTCTGAAATCATACTTATCTCCTATTTACTGTTTTTGGAAAATTATCACCGTATAAAGCTTTCATTAAACTTCCTTGATTCTCTCCCATTTTTTTCATATTACCTGATTGTATATCATTTAAGCTTGCAAATAAAGGACTGTTTCTACTTTCCATAGGCCTTATTTTAACTGAACTTAAATCATATGGATTTCCTCCTAAAGAAGCTTTAGCTCCTCTAATTATTTCATTTGATTGATCTTCTGTAGCTTTTTGTGAAGCTTNTAACATTNTTTTAAAAGTATCTTTACGAAGTTTTTTATCATTTGTTCTTTGAGCTATCATATCATTTTCTGACATTTCATTTCCAGGAACAGATTGATCAGGCGTGCTTCTATTAAAAATAGCGTCTATTAAAGTTGAAATTTTTGAAAATCTTTGTTTTGCCATATTATAAAAAGGAGGGCCGAAGCCCTCCAAAATTAATTATTTAGCACTTCCGTCAGTACCATTTGTAAAGTCCCAACTGAAATAGTAAAGTCTAAAAGCAATATTACCGCCTGTTGGTGCAGAGTTACCTACTCCACCAGTAATAATAACTGGATCATTACTAGATGTAGTTCCATTAGCTGGTAAGATTGTAGCTAAGTCATTTCCTGCTGTAGCATCTCCAAATTTAATAATACCATCACCGTCAGCATCTCCATTTGCAACTAATCCATCTACATCAAATTCAAGAGAATCGTTTGCATTTACAAAACCTAAATTGAATGTAGGGTTAGTTCCACCCGTTGCAGCTCCATCTACTTCAAGACGATATACTACCGAGTTAGGTGGTAAAATTAATTTACCTGTTTTTTCTGATCCAAATATCCATTTTTGAACTTCAGTTCCAGCTGCCGCTGTTGGATCTGGAATATATCCCCATGCTACAAGAGCTGTTGCTCCTGCAAATTCAGGGTTAGTTTGTTTTTGTGCGTTACCAACTCTCACTGGTCCGCTAAAAGTAGTTCTTCCCATTGTCTACCTCCTTATTAGTAGTTGTTTAAATCTTTGGGATAAAAAGGGCGAAACCATTTCGCCCCTTTATAAATTATTAGTCTATGCGCCCGGAGTTCCGAAACAACCTCTCCAGTCAGTGAAACCGAATGAGTATCTTTCAGAAACTTTGTAACGCAAGTTACCTGATTCAAAATCACCTTCGACAGCTTTTTTCATAGCACGTCTTACAAAGTGTTTTAGTCCATCAGGTACATCAGTAATCATGAAGTACGCATCAGGGTCAGTTAATCTTTGGTTAACTGCAACACCTTGAGGGATCATTCCCATATTTTTCATTGCGTTGACGTCATTGTCAGCAGTACCTGGTCTTAGGTTACTTGCAACAATTCTTTCAGCTATAAACATTAGTTCAGATGGAACCACTAGTTTCATACCCTGAGCTGCAATAGGAATATTCCTATCATCTTTCATCTCAGAGATGAGAATTAACATTGCTTCAAGAGAAGTTTCTGTTAAGTCTGCATTAGTCGCTAGTTGGTTTGAACCTGTACCGCCGCCACCTAGAGGGTGATCAGTAGCCATTAACGTTTTACCGTCTCCACCAAGTACTGGACTTGCAGAAGTAGAAAAACCGTTATTAAGAACGTTCATACCTTTGATTTCTTTAGTATGTTGCATTGAACGAGCAAGTGCTTTCGCATATTTTGCTCCAAGTGATCCATAAAGACCATCTTCCTCTGCTTCTTCAGTAATTGCAAAAGCAAGTGCGATAGTTTCATGAACGTATCTTGCAACGATACCTTCAGCACCACTATCATAAGAGATAGCTGCGCCTTCAGCTTTAACCGGAGCTGCTCCGAATCCATACATCTGAACATCTTCTTCAAATGCTTTTTTGGATGACTCTGTGCTAAATACTTGTCTCCACTGTTCTGGGTACATATCGTATTCCATACCAAAAATAGTGTTTAGACCGAGGTTTAGCTGTTTTGTAAATAATGATCTATTTAATGCCATGCTATACCCCTATATTCCTGCATTCTGAGTACCGAACAAGTGATTGTTAATTACAACCTCTATTTTAGCGTCTGCCGCCGTTTCGTTACCAGGTATCGCTTCAACTCTTAGAATTCTTAACACTTTTGCAGTAGTAGCTAAAGTAGCCATATCTGCTTCATGTCTTGAATGAAAGTAAGGAGTTGTCGATGCTGTTAATAACACATTGCAAAGTTCTCCAACATTTGCTTGTGTAAAGGCCCCATTGCCTGCTTGTACTGAAAAAGTAATGTTTGGATCGTCATAAACATATGCTTTAGGAGTAGTTCCAGCTTTCACTGTAGAACCGCCCTTCCAACGTTTAACGAACTCAACATTACCTGTTGCGTCATCAATGTACTCAACGCCATAAAAAATTCCAATAGCATTCTTGTTATTGGCAAAACCATCAAGCTGACCAGATGCATCCATAGTGACTATGTCACCATAAGAAAAAGTATCTGCCTGCGAGTTGGCAATTTGATATTCGTTGGCACGGATAACGCCACCCGTAAGGTGTCTTAGTGGTGTAAAACCACTAGGTGCGTTTGTATTAGCCATAATATTTCCTTTTTAGCTATGCCACGTTATTATTCTTTGATTCCACCTCTAGTAATACTGGTTTTATGGTCTCGGTGAATTGGATTTCCAGGGGACTCAGCTCTATGTAAGTCACTTTTAACACTTTCCATCTGAGCATCTGTTTTGTTCTGATAGTAAGCATTTCGCTGGTTAACCATTTCTTCTGGCATTTCGCACAGTACCATACCTTCGATTCCTATAAACCCTGCATATTGCCCGTGTTCAATTGTTGGCGCATGAAAACCTTTCATAGTATCAGGCCTTCTTGGCTCCCAACCTTCACGTCGGCGTTTTGCCCAGTTAGTAGGATTATCTACCCCAAGTATTTTAGTTGCAACCCATCTCTGCTTGTAGCCAGGCCTAGCTGGAGGTGCTTCTAGTAAAGAGGGTGGTTTCCACTCTTTGATTCGTGTACTCTCATCACGTGTTTCTCTCTCTATTTTTAGAGAAGTGCTTTTTTCTTTTGTCATAATCAGGCTCCTATGTTCCCGTGTTGAGATTTGCAAGTTCTTTTGCGTATCTCTTTAGTGCGGATGGATCATTAATATCAATACCGAACGTAACAGCGTTCTGTAAATCATCAGACGTCAATCTTACACTTTTAGCGGTTCCTTGATTTGCTCGAGAAACACCGGCTACAGGTGATTGCACTCTTGGTTTATTTTCTACATCTTTTTGTTCACTTTGAACAGCACTTTCTGGTGGTTTAACAAGTTCTGGGTATAATTTGCTCATTCTTTTATCCATTTCTTCATAATAATCAGCATCAGCGACATCATATCCTTCTTCTGTTAAATCTGCATCGATTCCAAATGCTGTTTGAGTTGCTGCTCTATTCCCAGGTTTATTCCACCAATGAGAATTATTTTGAATCCAAGCTCTAGCCATTTCTGGAACAACGGGAGCTTGTGTTTTAACTTCAGGAGAAGGTTTTTGAACGTTTTGAATTTTACCTCTTACGTCTGCCATTTCATCCATTAGTTTTACTTGCTTTTCAGTATCTCCACCTTCAATAGCTTCTTTTAAATTTTTTGAAACTGTTTGATATTGATTTTCAAGAGTATTTTTATCTTGAGTATGAGCAGCATTTTCTAATTTAGCTAACCTTTCTTCAAGTAATCGTGTTTTATCTTCTTCTGCTTTTCGTTTTGAAACTTCTTTAGCAATTCGAGTTTTTACACGAGCACTATAAGGCTCTTTTTTTATTTCCTCTAATTCACTTTTTAAAGATTCAACTGTTTTGTTTAAATCTTCTGGTTCGGTGGATTGTTGAGGTTTTTCTTCTTGATTAATTTCAAGAGGACTATTATCTTTTAATTTATCAACTTCGTCTTCAAGTATTTTTACCTCGATTTCATTATCGGGGGTAATATCTTTTATATCGTCTGTCATAGTTTTTCTCCCTATGTATTGTCGCAATTAATGCGTATTAAAGATTTTGAGTTATTGCATCTGGATTTGGTAATACAGCCAATACCTCATCATCGTTGAGCAAAAGCAACTTAACGCCTTTAACGTCAATTTTTGATCCTGCGTATCTACTATATACAATATGGTCTCCTGTTGTACACCAGTTTGTGTCTCTATTATTATAACACTCACTACCCATAGCAATTATTCTACCTTTAGAATTTAAGTATTGCTGTTCTTGTATATTTTTGTCAGTTAAAATAATCCCACCTTTTGATTTTTTTATCATTGCAGCAGGGCGAACTAAAATTCTCCAACCACAAGGTTTCGGTAAATCTTTACTAGTAGGATCGGCTATGTCATCGTCAGTAAACCATTCTTCGTTTCTAATCATCCGTATCATCTCCTTGAATATAACGTTTTTCCATTTCTAAACAAATATCTGAAGCTTTATCTAAACCCTCAGCTATTCCTTTTGCTTTCTGATACGCCTCAAACGTATCAAAACCCGGTGCTAGTGATTTACTAGCTAATTCTTTTTTATACTTCTTTATTTCTTGTAGTATCGCTTGTATTGGTGGTATTGTTGCCATTTTTTATTCTCCGTTTATAATATGGGTTACCTGATTTGTAGACATTTAATAAAGTATTAAACGTTGAATCAAAATTTTGTTTTATTTCTTTACTAGCTGCAGCAAAAGTATTAGGTTTAAATAGACTAAGAGGTACTTTTTTATTTTGAAGAAATTTCTTAGCTTTTCTTATTTCTTCTCCTGTAGGTCTTGTTTTATCTTCCACTTTTTTTATTTTTCTGTTTATCCATTATTTCTACAGCTTTTAATTGAAGCTCTCTGTCTTTTCTACCCTGTACTCTTTCATTATTTTTTTCACCTGCAACAAATCGTTCTTTTCTAATACTCATTTCTTCTTGTTTTAATGCAATTTGAGCCTCATCACTTGCTGCCATTCTTTGTTCTTTAACTTGAGCTGGATCTTGAGGTTGTGACTCTGCTAACATCTGAGCTGACTGTGCTTCAAATGCAGCTAATTCATTTTCCATTTCTATTGGCATTTCCTGTTCATCTTCATTTTTATTATCATCGTCAAAATCAGGCATCGGTAATTGAATAGGTTGTCCTGAAACTTGATCAACTGCAGCTTGCATTTCTTGACGATATTTGAAAGCTAAATGTTCTCCTATATGTGCAAGCATTGGTCCTAATAGAGCTTCTTGTGCTTCTTTTCTTCCACCATAACGAGGATCAGAAATAAATTGTTCATGTACTGCCATATGAGCAGCATGATTTTGATCAGAGAAAGCTTTTATTGGTTTTCCATTTAATAACGCCATATTTTCTGATACTGGATCACGTCTCATAATATCATCGTCATCTATTATTAAAGAATCTGGATCTGGTAAAGCTAAAGCTATCATTAATCTTTTATATGCTTCTTTTATGTCTATAATTTGAGGTGCTTGTTGAGCCATTTGAAGTGTAGTCTGTGCTAAAGCTATTCTTTGCGCTTGAGAAAAAATATTAGGATCAGAAACTGGTATAATATCTATTCTATCATCAAAATCTGCACGTCTTACTGACATAGCATCTCCAACTACTTCATATGGATAGTCATTAGGAAGGTATTCACCATCTAATTCACCTATTAATTTTAATTCTAAGCCTTGAGCGTGATGTACTCTCTTATGAATAGCAGAAAATATCTTACTTCCCTGTTCTATTTGTGCAATAGTCGTTCCTACTGGTGAAGTTCCTGCAGCGTCACCTACCATAGCATCAGCTATACTTGAAAAACGCCTTCCAGCTTCAGTTAAAATACCTAAAAGTTGCATTAAAGTAGGAGAAGGTTCTTTAAATGGTAATTGCATGAACGATTTTTTTAAATCATCTCCATATGCTTCTACTTCTAACCATGCTCCTGGTGAAACTGTCATATCTCCACCTTCTATTCGTGCACCTTTTGCTTTAAACCCACCATTTAAATTAGCAAATGCTGCTGAATCAAGTAAAGCTCGTAGTGCTCCTGTCGCAGCGTGTTGTAATCCACCAATCATATGAATTAAACCAAAACCATAAAAACCTAAACCTGGTAAATATTTATAGTGAACGAAATAAGTTCTTTTTTTCTTACGTTCATCATCTTCTTTCCAATTTCTTCTAATTGCTAATACTTGTTGCGATACACTATCAATAGTAATAATGTAAGGAAGTGCTATTGCATTTTCATCATCTTCTTTTTCTATGTTATAATCACAATGTATTTCTAAAACAGTATGTGTATTTTGACCTAATGTATCTGATATTCCTTCTAATCGATGAATTGTAGAAGATACTGTATTAACTTCATCGTCATTTGTATCGCTATTTAAATTTATATCTTTATAAAATCCCGAAGCTATTTGTTTTCGTAAATCATTAGTCGTCATCTTCATGATTTGTGTATATCTTTCGCATGTTTCTAAATTATTACTTCCATAAGATACGACAAAATCTTCTGCAGGTATAAAAGAAGAACGTACTCTTTCTAATGTTGAGTCATAATAAACTTTTTTAAATGCGGACCCTGACACTGCCAAGTAAAATAATAACTGGTCTAAGTCTCCAAAATATTCAGGCATTTCTTGAGTCAGTTGATAATTCATAAATTCTTGAACTCTCGATGCTTGTTTCATTTTTTCGTCAGTTACTTTTCCTATGATCTGTGTTTTTACAGGTCCGCCAGGAGGAAACATCTCTGCAATAGCTCTTGCTTGAAACTGAGTAGCAGCTTCTGCCATTAGAGGATGATGAACACCCGATGCACCTGGAAATGGGTCTGACCTATCTTCAGTAATAACACCGAGCATGCGTAAACCTTTTGAATATTGTTCCGCCCAATCTTTTCGACTGGATTTATCACTTTCATATTTATCAATTAAATCTGAAGCAATACGTCCTAGATGATTTTTATCCATACTCTCTGCGAGATTTGAATAATGATCTGTATCTAATGGATTTACAAATTCTTCTTCTTCAAGACTTATTTCAACGCCAGTTTCTAATATATCTTCTTCTGGAAGTTCAACTTGTATTTCTTCTAAATTTATTACTTCTTCTACCATTATTTTTTCTTTTTATTATCTAACATTTTTTTATATCTTAATATCGCTTTAGCATCTTTTGCTTTAATACTTCCATTATTAACTGCACCAGATAACATATTACCAAGTGCACCCTCTCCTGCAAGTCCTATTTGAACTACTTTTCCGTAACGTCTATTTATTTTATCAACTGGCATTATCTA